TTCAAATCTTTCTTTACTTTTTCATTATATATATAATACAACACACACATAATTTAATATATCACTTATAATTTTAATTTACGTACTAAAATCAATGACTTAATGTTGATGAGGCCCTCGTAAAATTTTTAGGTTCCGGACAAAAGTTTGAGGCATGGACCGAATAAAATTTTTAAAAATTTCGTCAAACCTGTGGGCACCATGGCCTACTCAAAGGACTTGTTGAAGTACCCAATATTATGAGTTATAATAGAAGTATGAACAGTCAAATTGCAGCAGCAGCAGCAGCAGTGAGTCATCAAGTGGATGCAATACGCAGCCTCACTACAGAGATCCCGCTAAACGATTTCGGGATGCCAACGGGGATCTACCGGACGGACCTCTTGCCCTTCCACGACTACGAACCAGCCAATCAACCACTACCAATGGACCCGAGTACGTTGTTGCTAGAAGGTACCACAACAGAAGACCCATCCGTTTCAGAATTTAGCCTTACCTCGGTGCCACAAGAAGAGGAACCTAAGATCTATCGGATTGCTGGATTCCCTGCTAGGGCCCTTCATGGGGCGTTCATGCCACTCCAGTTCGATGAAGGCTTCCCTGCATTTGATAATGGGCAGCCATTTTGGTCTAGACTAGACTATGAACCCTCTGATGCGTTCGAAGCGTTCCAAAAATATTTACAGATGTCCCTCGGGAGGGCTAGCACAATAGAAGGGACTGGAGAAGATGAAGAGTATGATGGCTCCGATGCTACTGGTACTCGCAATATCTCTACACTCGCCTCCAACCTGTTCCCAGATAACCAGCTCCTTCTGATGACACAGAAGTTCCAGGAGTATTACCATCTTTACTATTGGGGCATGCGAGCTCACGCATATGACCTCTATCGGATCGCTCAATATCGTACGCAGCAAGAGCTCCGTGCAGTTGAGACACAAGATGAACACTACGTTCAAACACGACGCCTACGACACCGGTTAATGCAGTACATGAATGATGAAGAAGACTTCTGGGATATGATGACTCCGAAGACTGGCATCGACATGTTCAAGACGATCACATCCCTCGAGCGTGTGAGCGCAGGTTTACCAGCAGGTGGTCCTATAGCTGACGATACCAAACGTGGACAGCCGTTTGAAGTTACCATGCGTACTGTTGCACAGACCAACAGACGGGTGGAATCGAATGTGATCTCAGAAGAAGGTGAAGTCCTTGACAAAGCCCTCGAGGATCCAAATGCAACTGAGATCCTGCAAGAACTCATTATCAAGACTGGAGGTTACTAAACATGCCCCCCAAACCAATTATACGTGAACACAACCGCCGCATACAGAAGAAGTGCATCAAATGCCGTGAGTGGAAGTTTCGTAAGGATGTCCTGGCAAGAGACGGATTAACGCTCCAGACAAAGCATGGTTTTGGGAAGCATAAGGATTCCAGCGATGGCCTGCAATCGATCTGCTACGCATGCAAAAATGTGATGAACAACAAAGCCCGTCAGAAGAATGTGTCTGCACGCATTCGTCATCATACCGCAACTAGATGCTTGACTCAGCTAGGCAAACCACTTACACCAAAGAACTTCGTGGCCAACCTCGAAGACTACCTCGGCTATCGGATCGCCAAATTGGTCAAGCATCTTGGTCAAGCATCTTTCTCATGATCTTCGTCTTCGTGAAGGGAAACGGCGTAAACTCCGCGATGCACTTAACGAAGGCTACCATATCGATCACATCAAGCCGCTCTCCAGCTATGGGGTGGTATGGACTGACAGGGGAGGTAAGGAGAGGGTGAATTGGGATATCTTTCGGGAGTGTTGGGCGGTGGAGAATCTCACCGCTATTCCTGCTCTGGACAATTTGCGTAAGGGCGCTAAGTATGAGCCTGAGGGCAAGGAGAATTGTATAGACTGTGCGAAGAACACCGATGTTGTTGTTGAGGTGCAGATAAAGGCAGAGGAAGATAAGTCGGGTTAGTAGACGACTTACCTCTCTCACCACAGGAGAAGAACATGTCAGTATTAACGAATCTAACCACCTTAGAGAAGATCCTGGGAATGATTGTTGCTGTAGTTGTGTCTATTGTGGCTTTGGGAACATATACTTATAAAGGATATGATCACTTTGCTACAAAGGCGTACGCTGAAGAGAAGCATACGACCATCAGATCTGACCTTTCAGAGGCCGATCAGGCGGTGCTGGAGGAACTGCACACTACACAGCAAAAATTGACAATTTCGGGTAATCGATCAGAAATATGGCGTGCTAAGCGTGAAATCAAGCGTTTAGAGCGGGATCGCATCAAATCTACGAATACTCTGACAGATATCATGCTAATTGATAGTGATATTGCGGAATATAAGGACCTTATTGAATGTATCCGCGATGCTAAGGAGCTCTGTTACTAATGGTCTTATCCAGCTCACGTGATGCCTTTGAAATTAGTGGTGCAGCTGAGCTTGGGTATACCGACAAGAAGCGGATGGAAGCCATCTTACGTGATGGCTGGCGTCTTACTCCTGCGACAATGGCTGTCAAGATTACCGAAGGAGCGTGGATCCCTGCAAGGCATCTCCTATATATCTCTACGCGTGTAGCGACTGAGATAGCCAAGGGCAATGCTCGTATCATTCTCACAATGCCCTTTAGACACGGTAAGTCGGAGTTCCTCTCGATAAACACCCCAATTTGGTTCCTCGAGAAGTGGCCACAGAAATATGTGATGAACCTTACCTACGGAGCCGATCTGGCGACCGACTTCTCGACCCGTGTTCGTGATACGTTCCTCAATCAGGAGCTACATCATCTACTTCGTACAAGACTCAATCCTAAGAAATTGCGGTCTGACCGATTTCTGACCACAGCTGGCGGTGGATTAACTGCAGCAGGAATCGGCGGACCCATTACAGGTCGTGGTGCTGACTTAATGCTCATTGATGACTACATCAAGAACCATGAAGAGGCCCTTAGTGTAGCAGGGCACAAGAAAGTCTTTGAATGGTTCAAGTCTACTGCTTATACACGACTCGAGCCAGGTGGTTCCCTTGTAGTGTTAGCAACACGTTGGGATTACAAAGATCTTATCGCTCGGCTCATAACCGAACTACCTCATGAGAATTGGACGGTTATTAACCTTCCTATGTATGCTGAGGCCGGTGATCCTCTTGGCCGTGAACCCGGGGAAGTGTTATGGCCCGAGCGATATCCCCTGGATGCATGTCAACGTATTGAAAAGACACTTGGTACATATTGGTTTGCAGCACAGTGTCAGCAGAATCCTAAACAATCTATGGCTGGCCAAGATCTCGGTGCACAACTCAAGCTTATTGACGAAGAGAAGGTTCCACCAAGAAGTGAACTCAAGACCCTGAGGTCATGGGATCTTGCTGCATCAGAAGCTGAAGGTGATTGGTCTGTTGGCATGAAGTTGGCATATCATGCATCTTCACGGCGGACATTCATCTTGCATACATATCGTAAGCAGAACTCCTCACACAAGAATAAATTGACCATTGCAGCGCATGCAGAGGGTGATGGTCATGGAGTTAAGATTTGGATGGAGCAAGAGCCTGGGAGCTCCGGTAAGACGGTCATCGAAGATTATACACGGCTCCTTAAGACTTATGTCTTTAAGGGTGAACGTGCTAGTGGCCCTATTGAAGTGCGTGCCGGCCCATTTACTGCGGCTATTGAAGCAGGTAGTGTGTACATGGTTGATGATGGGATCTCTGTGAAAGAACGCAACACAGGCACTACAAGTTGGAATTATGAACTCAGAGAGGAGCTTAATGGCTTCCCTGATGGCGAGCATGACGATCAGGTCATCGCTGGTGCATTAGGCTACAACAAGCTTCATCTTGGCGTTAAAGGCGCACTCACTTGGGGCAGAGAAGAGGTTCCGTCAGACAATGTTATCCCAATACGTAGTGCACGTCCTGATTACACAAAAGCTCAACGCAGATTAACCTGGTAGGAATATTATGAATGAAAAAACAGTAGAACTTAGGCCGGTAGGGTTAGAACTAGCAGCGTCGAAATTGACTACCACTGACCTCAAGACTCTTTCAGCCTTAACCGACCGCATGCTTCTTGCTCAAACTGCAGGAATGCAGTTTGACGGTGAACGCGATTTGTATTCAGTCTTTGGGTATGCAAAGGTGGTTACACCAGAACAGCTCCTTTCTAAATACAATCGACAAGATATAGCCTCACGTATCGTTGATGCTCCTCCTGGTGCTACGTGGTCACGTCCTCCAACAATGAAGGAGGTTAGTACCCTTAGCAATGAATGGGATGCATTAGTTAAGAATAACAAGCTGAAGTTCCACAATGCCCTTTACCGCGTTGATCGGCTGTCCAGACTGAATAGGTTCTCACTCCTGTTATTTGGGTTTGATGATGGCAAGAAGCTTAACAAGCCAGTCACAAAGGCCACTGAGCTTCTCTACGTGAGACCAATCGCAGGGCGTCAAGTAACCGAGATCACCTTCAATAAGAATGAACGTGATCCCAGATTTGGGCAGCCTGAGACATATACAATTAAATTCGACAATCCTGACACCAAGACTGGTAATGGTTTGGGGGCAGAAACATCAAGTTCCAAACCACTTACGGTTCATTGGTCAAGATGTATCCATGTTGTTGAATATCCTCTGGAAGATGCTACCTATGGTACGCCTATCATGGAGAAGGTGTATAACCTCCTAGACGACCTTCTTAAGGTTAGTGGTGGCACCTCAGAGATGTATTGGTTGACGGGCAATCGTGGATTACACGCTGACATCGACAAAGAGATGGAAATCGACCCTGCCGATGCTGCCGCCTTATCGGACGAAATCCTAGAGTACCAACATCAACTTAGGCGTGTGATCCGTACACGTGGTGTTACCCTTAAGGCGCTTGAATCCTCTGTCCCTAACCCGAAAGAGACATTCGAGATGATCATGTCCATTATCTCTGGTACTACCGGTATCCCTAGGAGAATCCTGGTAGGTTCTGAAGCTGGGCAGTTGGCGTCGGAACAAGATAGAGCCAATTGGGCCGAACGAATCGAAGAACGCCGTATCCTCTTTGTAAACCCGGAGATTTTGAATCCAACAGTGGACAGGCTCCAGGCAGTAGGTATCCTCTCTGAGGGTCAACCAGAATGGTTATGGCCATCAGCATTCATCCAGAATCCTTTGGAAGAAGGTCAGACTATGGCCCAGATTGCTCGTTCAGTAGGCAACCTCTCTCGCCAAACGGGTGCTAGTACACCAATGCAACTTATGAGTGAGGAAGAAGCACGTAATGTCATAGGCCTCGAAGGCACAATTCCAGATACTGATCGTTATGAACTCCCTGAGTATCTCGTGAAGAAAGAATCCTCAGATGGCAGTAGTGGAGGCAGTAAGAAAGAGTCTGACGCAGCTAAAGCAGCGCGTGCAGAGAAGAAGGCTGATCAAGCCGTTTCAGATCGACAAGCTTAAGGGAGAACACTGATATGGCACGCATTGATAGATATTTATGCACCAATGGAGATGGCACAGGCACAAAGTCTGCTACAGGGGATTATTCTGGTGCAGAAGAAATTTTCTTCATCCAGCCTGCTGCGGGTGAAATATTCCTCCTTGAACGATTGATTGTGTATGTGGTTGATGTTGGCGCGTTTGATGCAGACAAATACGGGAATGATATCACACTTACAAATGGTATTGTCTTAAGAGAAAAGGATGATGATGGGGTGATTGCAGACATTACAGATGGATTACCCATCAAGACCAATTCCCATTGGGCAAGAAATTGCTATGATGTAGCACACTATTCTTATGGTACAGGAAATGAGACTCTCGCAGCACGTTGGACATTTTCAAAAGCTGGCTCGCCCATAAGATTAGCAGGCGACGAAAATAATCGTTTGGAAATAGTCTTACATGACAAGCTTGATGGGCTTGTTGAACATACATTCCTTGTCCAAGGTTCCATCGAATGACATGTTGTAATTTGACCACAGAAATGCTATAATATAGATGTACAGTTTTAATACTGTATTTTCCTAACACACACGTATAGGAGTAACGTAATGAGTAATTCCCCTGCCGTGCAAGCGGCTCGCAAAGAGATGCAATTGAAGCGTCTTGAAGCAAAGAAAGGCAAAAATTACCCTGCGTATTATGCCAAACAACCAGCCCAGGTTGAAAAGGCAAAAGCAAACAAAGCCTACGCAGAAGCGCGTCAAGTATCACGCGATGCAGATGAAGCACTGGAAATCGCCACGATTACCGGTGTAGGCTTTGAAGCCGCCGTCGAAGCACAA